ACTTTTTAATTATATACAATTGTCCCCTAAAATACCATATGCATTTGTTAATAATTTTTATAAGATACTAAAGGATTTTACACCCTTCAAAGAATGGGCGTTCAATTCTGAACTAATTAACAATGCTGAGTCAGATTTGTTTAATGTAATTATCCTTAAAACATTACAAACTAAACAATCCAGTAATAATATTACCGATTATAGTGATATTTTTATTACTTATCCTTCTAATGATGATACAGATAATAAATCTTTTGTTATTAATACATATTTATATACCAGCGGGAAACCCCTCAGTCTACAAAATTATATTCAAAATATATTAAGTATTTTCCCAACTTTTGATTTTAATCCATTACAACCTGTAAAAGAAGAAGGGATATCTGGTGTATTTTATTTCCCTAATTTTAGGTTAAATAAGTATGTGTTAGCAGATCTAATTTTGAACGATCCGTTATTTTCTTCATTATTAGCCATTGATGAGAGCAATAAGGCTACTAAAACAAAAAATAACATCTATATATATTTTAAATCTACAAAATTAGGATATATTACAGCGAATTTAACCAACAAAATAGCAGAAAAAGGAGACCCAACATTAAAAAATAAGGATATAACTCTGGGACAAGATTATTTACGAGTTAAAATTGGGAATGCAACAAATACTGAAATTGTTAACCAATTTCAGGAAATATTAAGTAAATTATTTAATATTTACACAGAGAATTTTGATAAAATTGTAAAAGAATATCAACAATTTATACCAAATTTTGGAAAGGATAAAACCAAACCATCTTCCACGAAAACGGTTGATATATCCAAGATACCATTAAAAAACATAGCACCTCAGATTTTTTTACCCGGTTATCCTAAAACTTGTTCTAAACAACCCATTATTGTATCAGATGAGAAAGAACAAGAATTAATTAACGAAGGTATACCAGTAATGAAATACCCTATGAGTGAAGACGAAGGATTTGGAATACCTAGAAATTATGTTTGTAAACAACACCCTACACATCCATTTCCCGGCTTAATCCGTAATCCCTTTCCCCAGAATAACGATATTGTGCCTTTTTTACCCTGCTGTTTTGAAAAAGATCAATCTACGAAGGTGGGAAATCCTTATGGTGTGTATTTTAAAGGAGAAGAATCTAAACAAGGTGCTAATTTGGGACAACAAGATTTTATTATTACTAATAAGTTTCTAGAATATGGATATTTCGGAAACATTCCAGCACTTATTGATAACACTTTAAAAATTTTTGATGAAGAAGTAGGTTATCGATATTTACGGAAAGGTGTAATGAATAGTAAGAGTAGTTTCTTAGAATGTATTATTGAAGCCACGGAACCAGCGGGTGGTATTTTTAATGTTATTGAGGATGATACAGATAGAATAGATTATGTTAAAGAAGTAAGACAGGACCTGAGAACTAATACAAATATTGCATTATGTAAACAAACAATGTATGATTTTACATCTGAAGAAATAAAGGAAATAATTGAAAATGATGATAAATACTTCGATCCCTATTATTTTATACCTTTACTAGAACATGAATACGGATGTAATATTTATGTATTCAAACGAGATAAAACTGGTTCAAATCTAATTATTCCAAGGAACTTACAATCATATTATAAAACATATAAATCTAAGCCGTGTGTTCTAATATATGAACATATGGGTAGCGAATCAAACCGTGCGGAGTTTCCGATGTGTGAACTAATTATTAAATGGAAAAAAACACAAACAGATGACTGGGTCTCCCTCTTTGATAGTGATTCAAATTTGTGTCTAGGACTTAGACATATGTTTAATGCAGTTAAACAAGCATATGTCCTTAATATTAAATTGACAGAAACTGACTTTCCTTTTCCCTTAGGGGAATTTAAAATTACTAGTCAATATATTGATTCATATGGGAAGTGCAGGATGTTAAGGTTTACTGATAAGACAACTGATAAATCTGCCAACTTATTAACTAGCCCCATAGCCCCACTAGCAGTAGTAGAAATGGAAAATTTTATCATTCAAAACCCTATTACGTCAGATGTGGCCATTCAAATAGCAGCAAAACTAGGAATGATAATTACTAGACAGAATGTTGTTAACAACAAAGTACAATCCTTTGAAGGAACAATGGGTAACGTTCAAGTAATTCTACCAATTATTCCCACAGAAATTACCACAGAAGGTATACCAATTGTTGAAAAATCTAATGAATATCCTGTTAAATATAATTCTACTTTAACCGAGTATAATACATATAAAAAATTATCTAGATACATAACTGCATATGTTTTTTGGTTATATTCTAAATATTTATATGAGAATAAATTAGAAATTTCTATAAAAACAATAGACCAATTTCAAAATAGTAATATAACAATTAATCCTAACTTTGTATATGGACCTGTAGGTAAAAAATTTAGCATGACTAGTGGTGTTATGAAGCAGAACAAACTAGTTCTAAAATCTGAAGAGGCACTCAAACGTCTTATGTATGTCTTAAGGATTAACTGTAGAGATATTAATAAAATATTGAATTATCATACTAGAACTGTTATAGAAAATTATTATTTAGATATAACAGATTTCGATCAGTACCAATTTCAAGTTATATTACAAGGTGAAGACTCTGTAGAAAAATGGATTTTACAGAAGAAAGTACAATATTTTTTATATGACAGTGTTCAAGAAACTAAACTTACACCCTATTTTTTCAGGAATAAATTGATTGATAAAAGAATTTCCTTGGCACAAAATACTAATAGTTTGCAAAATGCATTTAAAATTATCCATACATGGTTAACACAACACTATAATCCAGTAGATCCAGATCAAGAAAAAGATCCGTCAGTAAAAGACTTTACCCTATATCTTTATGAGAATAAAGATACCATTGCAGTAAAAGTATATGGTAATAAAAAATTAGCCTCAAATTATAAAATATTAGGGTATAAGATAGATCAGATCTCTGCTTTCACAGTTTTGTTGCCATTAACGAATTTATAAAATTGATTCTAAAAGAGAAACTTTTAAAATCTAAGCAAACATGCCACCCAAAAGTCCAACAAAACGTTATCAGAAAAAAGATCCTCTTTCTCATATACTTGAAAGACCAGATATGTATGTAGGATCTACACGATTACGTTTAACACCTGAATATATTGCTGGAAAAAACGAAACAGATAATTATTATATATATGCTAAAAATATAGAATCATCCCCTGCAATTCTTCGTATTTTTATAGAAGCATTGTCCAATGCAATTGACAATGTAGAACGTAGTAAAACTACAAAAACACCTTGTACTAAAATCAAGGTAAGTATTAACCAAGAAACTGGAGAAACTTCTATATGGAATGATGGTGATGTAGTTCCTATAGAAGTTAATGAAGATGAAAACGTTTATAATCACACAATGATTTTCGGACAATTATTAACTGGTTCCAATTATGATGATGAAGAAGAACGTATTGTAGCAGGAAGAAATGGTTTAGGTATTAAACTTTGTAACGTATTTTCAACTAGATTTACAGTAAAAGGTTGTGATCCGGACAAGGGGAAAATGTTAACTCAAACTTGGACCAATAATATGAAAGATACGGAAGGTCCTCAGATTAAGAGTTCTAAATTAAAAGGATTTACTGAAGTAAATTGGATACCTGACTTTAAACATTTCAATTTAACAGAATATACAGAAGATATATTAGCGCTATATACTCGTCACGTCCTCGATGCAGCAATGTTATCAAATGTTCAAGTATATTTGAACGATAATATTATACCTATTAAGAATTTATCTCAATACTCGAATTTATATGAAAATCCTACCAGTGAAAAACTATCAATAAAGACTAAATCATGCGAAATAATGGTTACTCCAGTAAATACTACAGGTTTTGAAAGCATTTCATTCGTAAATGGTGTTTATACACGTCTTGGAGGTCAACATGTAGATGCTTGGACAGAAGCATTGTTTAGACCTATAGTGGATAAGTTCAATGGAAAGGATAAGAAAACTAAAACAAAAACTCCAAAAATTAACATATCAGATGTGAAAAACTTCTTCAGACTTTTTGTTGTAGCAACAATAGTCCGTCCTGAATTTGATGGACAAGATAAGAATAAGTTAGAGTCTCCAACTGTAGAGGCCCTTGTTAAGACGTCTAACATAAATACAATAATGAAATGGTCCGTGGTAGAAAGTATAGAAGACATTATTAAAAGTAAAGAAATGTCTGTGCTTAAGAAAGCAGAACGTGGGAAAAAGAAAGTTAAAATTGATGGACTTGATCCCGCTAATAATGCTGGGAGTAAATTTTCTAGTGACTGTTCATTATTTATATGCGAGGGTTTATCCGCCAAAACATATGTAGTTGCAGGTATTGATACTGGAGTGTATGGAAAACAAGGACGAGACTGGTTTGGCGTCTTACCTGTAACAGGTAAAGTTCTCAATGTAAGAAATGCTACTCCCACTTCTATTACCGCAAATAAAGTAATCGTTTCTTTTCTCCAAACAACCGGACTAAGACATGATCTAGATTATACAGAAGATGTTAACTATAAAACACTTTCGTACGGAAAGGTTATTATAGTTGCTGATGCTGATGTAGATGGCATACATATCGAAGGATTGATTATGAATTTAATACATTCTATGTTTCCCACTTTATTGAACCGTAAAGACCCATATATTATTAGTATGAAAACTCCTATTGCTCGAGTCTTTGGTAAAAAAGGAAGTAATGATATATTGTTTTATGATGAACACAGATTCAATACATTTATCCAAGAACAAAAGACTAAAATCAACGCTAAATATTATAAGGGTTTAGGTACAACACGCGAAGAAGATGTACCTGATACTTTTGGTCTTAAAATGGTGGAATATATAAATGATGATTTTTCTTCAATGAATATGAATAAAGTTTTTGGTAAAAAACATGCAGACGCCCGTAAAGAATGGTTGGAAACTTATGATCCTAAAAATCAATCTTTTTGTCTTGATGACCAAAATGAAATATCACAAATGAAAATATCTGATTTCCTTAATGGGGAAATGATCAAATTTTCTCACGCTGACTGTGCCCGTAGTTTACCCCATATGGTAGATGGGTTGAAAGAATCGCAAAGAAAAATTTTATATTCTGTTTTCAAAAGAAACCTCAAATATTCAGGAACATCACTTAAGGTAGCCCAACTCAGTGGGTATACTGCAGAACATTCCAACTACCACCACGGTGAACAAAATTTACAAGATACTATAATCCATATGGCAACTGGTTTCCCCGGTACAAATAATATACCCCTACTTTACCCTGACGGTGGGTTTGGAACAAGATTAGAAGGTGGAAAAGATGCGGCCAGTGCTCGTTATATCTATACTAAATTAGAAGCATTAACCGAATACATCTTTAAACAGGAAGATACACCT